GCTAGATGGTTTACCTGGACCCCAAGGTTTACCTGGGCTAGATGGTTTACCAGGACAACAAGGTTTACCAGGGCTAGATGGTTTACCAGGACAACAAGGTTTACCAGGGCTAGATGGTTTACCTGGACCCCAAGGTTTACCTGGTCCCCAGGGCTTACCCGGATCCATTGGACCACAAGGCCCTGTTGGGACACAAGGAAACACTGGACCAAAGGGCGATACCGGACCCGAAGGAAAAACGGGTCCACAAGGCCCACCGAGTATCTCCAATTTTGCCGATTTTTATGGTTTAATGAGTGGAAATGGTGTGAATGATAACCCAGAACCAATAGATGCATCTGGATCTGTGAATTTTCCCAGCCCAATTACGAATAGTTATGGGACAATAAAAAGAGTGAATAATAGCAAGTCTCAATTTGAATTACCCGCGAACGGTATATTTGAAGTAACCTTTCAAGTTCCAGTTCAAAATACGGGAGAACTAGTTATCGTGCTAAATGGCGTGGAACAACTGATGACAGTTGTTGGAAAACCCGGCAGTGGTCAACTTGTCGGAATATCGATAATTACAACTTCACCAGGAAATAAATCTATACTAAGTATCAATAATCCACACACAGGAGAAAATGGTGGGTTAAAAATAGATAAGTCAACAGGTGCATTGAGTCAACCCTTATCCTGTCATCTTATTATAAAACAGTTGGGCACCGTTGATGCGGACAACAATGAAGACCAATAGCCATATTCGCCAATCTATCGGCGTGATCATTCCCAATAGAATGCACATCGGTTTTGCCGGTATGTGCATCGACATGTAGAAATCGAACATTGGATTTCCCATGATAGAGTTCATAGATACGTCGCACCAACTCCATATTGGGAATCACCTTTTTCCATTGATTCAACGCGCATTTTTCACCATAGGTGGTGACACATCGGATCGCATATTCAGAGTCAGATACAATGGAAATCGGTATCCCAGATAGAATATCGGCTTCCACGATAGAATAAACTTGCTCGATGGCCGTCAGTTCTGCAGTATTATTGGTTTGTTTTCCCGAAATACGTTGAGATACGTTCCGTGGGTCATCGATTCCAAAAAACACACCAATACCGGCCATTGCATTTTCACGACCATTATTGGAGCATGCTCCATCGGTATAAACATAATATGCGGGCACAAACTCCAAGTTGGAACAATCGATGCCATCGACCTTGGGACAAGAAGTAGTGACCAGTGCCTGATCTGAATTCGCATCAATAAAGTCTCGTGCCGATGTTTCTGTATCAAATTTTTTATACACAGCACCCGAAAACCCGTTAACAGAAGCACTACATTCCGCCCAGGTAGAAAATATACCGACCGTTCTACCCTTGGCCACTGCATACATACACAAAGATTTTATACATACAACATGTATAAAATCAACAAGTTCAATTTTACAAGGAACGTCTACAAATTTATGATACCGATTCATGCCTAGTTATCCGTCTTTCCATACAGACTTAAAATCTGGGACACAATCGGGCTGCGTAAAATATCCGCGGTATCCATTTCGACCAACTGTATGCCCAAGGGAGGTCGGCCTGAATCGACGGGATACCCCACAATTTTCTGCATCAAATCCAAGAGTCCATTGTTCATAGACCGATCACTCTGGTTCAAATCCCCCGTGATGACCATTTTGGAGTTGTCACCGATACGTGTAGTCAACATCAACATTTGGTTCGGCGTGCTATTTTGCATTTCATCGGCAATAATAAAGGTGTGTTTAAATGTTCGGCCACGCATATAGGCAAGGGGACAAATTTCAATCACCCCAGAATAAAGCATGGTATCCAAATCCTTTTGTTGAAAATACTCCAAAAAGACATCAAAAATAGGCCGTGTCCATGGATCCATTTTATGTCGTAAATTTCCGGGTAAAAACCCAAGTTCTTCTTCTTCCACCGCCACCGTGGGGCGTGTCAATACGATTTTTTGAATTGTTCCGCGACGTAGTTCTTGTATCGCGGTAACACAAGCGAAAAGAGTTTTTCCACAACCCGCCGGGCCGATGCCTAAAACAATGGGGGAATTCGGATTCATAAGACATTTAAAATAAAGGTCCTGGTTTACGGTTTTGGGTTTATAGAGAGGAGCAATATCACGCTGTTTACGACGAGAACCGAAGGTATCCAACTCATTGCGAAAATCATCATCGATAACCCTTTTTTTGGAATGCGATGCGAAACTCAAACGTTGTCTACCAACAATACATCTAGAGAGAGCAGATGGTGGAACAAGGGTGGACGAACTACGAAACGCCATTGACATCGGGAAAAGAAACGTGGCCGCCCGTAGCCACATATTACGATACAAAGGCATTGTATTGTAATATCCATACAGAAAAATTATACCCATAAAACGAGCAATCACACATTTGTCGAGTCGACCACGAATTCTCGAATCATAGGGAAAATTACAGAGAGTGCATCGGCGCATGCACAAGCCACATCGCGATGCTCTTTTTGCGTGCCATTGCCCGACCGGAGTTGAATATAATGCACCCAGGATCGGAGTGTCCCATTCATATAGAGACGAGATTTCGTCAATCCCTCGGGCAAAACGGCACGTGCTTGTTCTTTGGCAATCCCTTTATCCAATGCCCAATGATATGCGTCTCCTGTGATCTCAGTAACACGGTTTTGTATATCTTCCCATTGGTCTTCTAAAACAGGATCATTGGTTTCAATACTATTCTGTCGATTTTTTGTATCTTGTAATCTTGCTTCACGGAATTCAAAATTCAAATCGGCAATGGCATAACGCTGTGAAAACTCTTGGAAAGAAAATGATCGATGACGGAGAATTTGGCGTGCAATATCTCGCGTGGTTTCGATCTCCAAACATACGCTTACCATTTCAAGGGGAGACCAGTGTTGATTCCGAATAAGATAACGAAGAAGGCGATCATTTGTTTCGGTATTATGTTGATTTGTAGGATTGGATACGCGAGCGCAGTAGGCCACCAAATCTTGTAGGGATGTTTGTGAATCGCCAGTCGGCTGAGAATAACTTACCAAAGATACTTTCATCCAGTTTTATCGGGTCTATGGGAATAGAACATGGTTTATATTTATGTATTTTACGAATACATTTTCAATAGTAAACTTGCGGTAAACCTATTATATATATTATTTATAAGGATTAATACCCATGCTACTCAACACGCCGACTAAAAAGGAAATCTTGGATGGATCAAACCCAACACCATAGACAGGAATGCCGAAAATCAAAATATAATAGTTAAACACAGGAGCCAAGGTAAATGTCTGTGTAATCGCCAACTGTCCCTGTGTCTGAGAAGGAATTTCGGCTATCTGCTCGTTCTTATTCGATAATACATCCGCCAATCTATTTTGAATATTAATTTTATCAATCTGTAGAGAAAGTGTTTGTCCATACAAGTTATATGCATTTACAGCGCCTTCAAGTGCATCGACTGATAATTTCAATAACAATAGCATATTTGGGTTGGTCGTCTTTTCACTGATAGCTGTCAACAAATTATACAATTCAATGAAACGTTCATAGTCTGTTGGAACAAGTTGGTAATTTCTATCAGCAAGGGGCTGTCCATATGCTTTTTCAACATAATCCAAATCTCCGTAATAAGGTGTGAGTAAATTCAAATCATTCGACGTGTTAATCGGTGTTGTTGGTTGTTGTGGTGGTGGTATCGTGATAAAGGTATATTTTGCTTGAACCAATTGGGATGAAAACATGGATTTTGTATAACAATTACAGGCCATGATACGAAAATGAAATATACTATATATATTATATTCACGATATTATTTTTTAACCAGTATTTTTGATATAACAGTGGCACTTGTTTCTAACGCCCCCTCGATCCATTGTTGGTTTTTCTCTGAAAAATGTTCACCACAAAGAAAGACGTTATGTTCGAAGGGCTGTATAACCATGCGGGAGATTTCAGCACTATTTGCACCCACCCCCCAATAGCCAACACCACAATCCCAGTAAAACACGCGGGTAACAATCGCTTCTGGAACGGTTTTTCCAGTGGTCTCTTCCAATTGTCTACGCAGTTGTTCTTCCACGCAACGACTCGACCCGGCTCGAAGATCACGGTCATATAACCGTTTCCAATATTTGGCGAATTTATTATCCGTATAGGAAGACATCAAAATCCCCTGAGATGCATTTACTGGAATCACCATGCGTAACTTATTATTGGTGGTGATTTTGGAAAGATCATGAAACCAAGGTTGTCCGGAGGTATCCAACGAGAACTTGGAGTAAATACGACAAAGTGGCCCACAAATGATCTGTTCAAGTATAGGTTTCAGTGGGCGGAACATCGGGATTTTTTCTAGCACTTGCTTTGGCAAAGCACCGATCAAGACCCGTCCATAATACTTTTTGGCGATACCTTTACATGCAATTTCGAATTTTTCAACAGTTACTTTTGTTACACTATCCGCACTACTCCAGGCATGGCACCGGAGGGTTTCCACTTCATGTCGTTTCAAAATTGTAACTCCTTCCCCGTAACCACGTAGTTTTGTTTCTAGTGCATCGATAAGTTGGGATAGCCCACCCGATAACACATGGAATTGATGTTTTCCAGAGAGATGTTCCGACATAAGATAGAGCGCGTCATGGGCATTCATAGATACAAGTTCTGTGTAATACCCAAAGGAACCTTCTATGAATTGAACATCGGCTTCCGATACCACCGTTTTGGCAAAGTCCAAAAACGATTGGTTACGCAATATTCCGATATCCGTTTTTTTACTTTCACGAAGGATATGGCGAATGAGAGAATACGGACCAGGCTCTGACGCTGACGCTGGTCCGTCCACAGGTTCATACTTGAAACCGGTTTCAATATCGATAATATGAGAAGAGAGTCCAAGGT